GTAAGAGAGAGGGAGAAGAATGAGAAGACGGAACAACATGTTAAATTAGGTTTTTTCAAAATAAAAGATATTTATAAATAAAAGATTATGGACACAAAATTAATATTAGACAACTATTTAGGTAAAAATACCAGAAGTACCGAAAAAGATTTGGGAGATGGTTCTAAACAAGTATGTGATTTAGATACTGGTGACTGTTATACTATCAGAATGAAAGATGGTTTAATAGAAAGAGTTGATAACACATTAAATAAAAATAAAAAAATTCAAGTTGAAACTTTAACAGGTGTAAAACAACTATTAAACGGTTAATAACATGAAAAAAATAGACAATCAGATTTTAGAGGAAATCGCCAGATATAATTCAATTAATAATTATATTGTAGAACAAGACGCTACGTTACCCCCACCACCTGGTGAGGTTGACCCAAATGCTGCACCGGCTCCTGAAACGGCTCCACCGGCAGACCCAAATGCGGGTATGGCTCCACCAACTGCTCCCGCAGGTCCACAACCTGTGGATGTTGCGACTGACCCTGATGTTGAAAAAATTGGTGCAGATGAAAAATCTGAATCAAAAACTGAAGAAATGGACATCACTGATTTAGTAAAGTCACAGAAAAAAGTGGAAGAAAAACAGGAAGAATATTTTACTAACTTATTCCAACATTTAACGGATTTAGAATCTAAATTAGGAGAAATGGATGGAATCATGACTAAATTAAATGATTTAGAGGCTAAAGTTGAAAAATACCGAGAAAAAACGCCACAAGAAAGATTAGAGTTAAGAACATTGGATTCAGGTCCTTTTAATCAAAAACTAAGTCAATTCTTTGATGACAAGGAAGAAGATATGGAAAAATCGGGAAAAAATGAATATATTTTAACTCAAGATGAAGTTGAAGAATATTCTCCAAATGAAATCAAGAAAACCTTCAGAAATTTTGAAGATGAAACAAAACCATTTAAGCAACTAAGATAATTAAAATGGTCTCCGGACCATTTTTTTTTACAAAACAATTTGACAAACACACGGCTGACACTTATACTTTTATAAACCTTTAAATATTTTAAACACTATGGCGACAAATTCATTAGACGCAGTTTTGGCTCAATATGAGCAAGCAAAACAAGGTAGTACTTCTTCTACCTCAAAATTCACACAAGAAGAAAGAATGAAAAAATACTTCGCGGCAATCCTTATGGATAAGGAAACTCAAGGTCAGCGAAGATTACGAATCTTACCAACAAACGATGGTTCTTCACCATTTAAAGTGGTTTATTATCACGAGATTCAAGTGGATGGGAAATTCCAAAAATTTTATGACCCAGGAAAAAACGACAACGAACGTTCACCTTTGACTGAGGTTTATGAGGAACTTCGTTCAACGGGAAAAGAGGAAGATAAAAAATTGGCATCAAATTACTTGGCTCGTAAATTCTATATCGTAAAAGTTATCGATAGAGATAACGAAGCGGACGGAGTTAAATTTTGGAGATTTAAATCTAACTACAAGAATGAAGGTATTTTCGACAAAATTATCCCAATCTACAGAAACAAGGGAGATATTGCTGACCCTGAAACAGGTAGAGACCTTATTCTTGAATTAACTAAGGCAAAAACACCAAAAGGGGCTTATTACACCGTAATTCAAACAGTAATGTATGATGATGCGGCTCCGGTTCACGAAGACAAAGTATTGGCTGATTCTTGGATTAACGATGAGTTAACTTGGGAAGATGTTTACTCTAAAAAACCGGTTGAGTACTTAGAAGCTATCGCAAGAGGTGAAACTCCAAAATGGAATACTGATAAAGGCGGTTACGATTATGGTAACTCTGATTCAGGTGAAATATCGTTTGGTGGTTCTAAACCATCGGCTCCGGTTGACCCACAGGCGAATGCTGAAGAGGATGATGATATGCCATTCTAATCAAACAACTTAGACATATAACTAGGACACTGAGACATACTTAGTGTCCTACTTGTCTAAAAAACTCAAAAAATTAATTTAACTTAGACATATGGCGATTAAAAAACACGATTTTAAGTCCATTAAGGACAAATTCTCAACATCGGCAAAATACAAACCACAAAGATTTTTTGACTTAGGTCCTGACTTCTTGGATGCTGTTGGTATTCCGGGACCAGCTATAGGACACTTAAATATGTTCTTGGGTCACTCAGATACTGGTAAAACAACTGCGTTGGTTAAATGTGCTGTTGATGCTCAGAAAAAACAAATATTACCGGTATTCATTATTACCGAACAGAAATGGTCGTTTGAACACGCAAAACTCATGGGTTTTGATTGTGAAGAAATGGTTGATGAAGAAACGGGTGAATTAGAATGGGACGGGTTCTACATCTTCAATAATAACTTCAGTTATATTGAACAAATTACCGACTATATTAATAGTTTACTTGATGCTCAGGAAAAGGGTGAATTAGACTATAGTTTATTGTTTTTATGGGATTCTGTTGGTTCAGTTCCTTGTAAGATGACCTTTGAAGGTAAAGGTGGTAAACAACATAATGCAGCGGCGTTAGCTGATAAAATAGGTATGGGTATTAATCAAAGAATTTCAGGAAGTCGTAAGGCAGATTCTAAATATGAAAATACTTTGGTTATTGTTAATCAGCCTTGGGTTGAACTTCCGGATAATCCATTTGGACAACCTAAAATTAAAGCTAAAGGTGGTGAGGCAATTTGGTTGAACTCATCCTTAGTGTTCCGTTTTGGAAATGAAAAAGGTGCGGGAACAACAAAGATTACCGCAACTAAAGATAAAAGAACTATCAAATTTGCTGTGAGAACTAAAGTCTCAGTAATGAAAAACCACATCAATGGATTGGGTTATGAAGATGGTAAAATTATTGTAACACCTCACGGGTTTTTGGCGGGTAAAGAAACTACCGAAGAAAAAGCTTCAATTGAGAAGTACAAAAAAGAATACTCTGAATATTGGAAAAACATTATCGGAACAGATGGTGATTACGATTTGAAAGAGGTTGAAGAAAAAGACTAGTAACGAACACAAACAAAACAAGTGACTAAAACACTATTAGTGGATGGCAATAATTTAGTAAAAATTGGCTTTCACGGAGTAAAAGATTATTATCATAATGGAAAACACATAGGTGCCATCTGGCACTTTGTGAATACCATTAGACGTTTCATAGACGAACAAGACTTTGATAAGGTTGTTGTGATGTGGGATGGTGATGATAACTCCTCGGCTCGAAAACTTATTTATCCCCAATATAAAGAAAAACGTAGTAGTAGAGACAACGAATATAAGTTAGATTCTTTCACTGAGCAGAAAGAAAGAATCAAACAATACTTGGAAGACTGTTATATAAGACAAATTAACGTAGATAATAATGAAGCGGATGATTTGATTGCTTACTATTGCCAAATCTCGGAAAACGAACAAAAAACTATCTATTCGGGAGATAAAGACCTTACCCAACTAATTTCAGATAAGGTGTCGGTATTTTACCCAAGAACTAAACAAACTTACCACGTTGGAAGTAAAATCAAATGTGATTTTTACGAATTTCCTCACGAAAACATTAGAACTTATAAAATTTTATCGGGAGATAAATCTGATAACATTGATGGGATTTCCGGGTTGGGAGAAAAGACACTTATTAAGTTTTTTCCTGAGCTACTTGAAAAACCCGTTTCAATTACCGATATTTTAGAAAAGGCGGAAACATTACTAAAGGAAAATAAAAATAATAAAACATTACAAAATTTGTTATCCGGTAAAAGTAAAAGTGGGTTTAATGGTGATGAATTTTTTATTATTAATGAAAAAATCATAAATTTATCAAATCCATTGATTACTGATGAAGCTAAAGAACTTGTTGAATTATATTATAGAGAAACTTTAGACCCTGATGGTAGGGGACATAGAGGTCTTATTAAGATGATGATGGAGGATGGTTTTTTTAAGTATCTACCGAAAGGTGATGATGCTTGGGTTAATTTTGTTAGACCCTTTATGAAATTAACAAGAAAAGAAAAAAGAAATTATAAAAACAATTAATTAAAATTATGAAAGACCAAGAATCGGTAAAATTAGAATTCTTAATGATGGTAAATGATAACATCATTGTACAAAGATTTTTTAACGTGAGAGAGTTCAACAATGAGGGGAAAAACTCATTAGAACTTTACGAATTACTTCGTGAATTCAAAGATGACATTCAAACACAATTGTCTTTGAAAACTGTTACATATATGACAGATAATATGTACGAAATTATCAACAATCCAGCTATTTTAGAAACGTCTTATACTGACGGTCCGGAGTACTTTAACATCTTCATCAAACAAAATGATGTGACAATTTGTCATAGACAGGTGGACGCTAAAGTATACCCTCCGAAGATAAGATATACTGTGGATGTACGCCCACACCTAAAAAACTTGTTGATGAACCTAACTGACATTTTTTCATCAAGAGATTTAACAAAAAAATATCTAGAAGTTAACCTAAGTGTATAGTATTTATTAATACACTAAAAGAAAAAAATATGGCGTCAAACAAAAATTTCGAGTATCTGGGGAGTACCTTTCAGATACAATTATTAAACCAAATCATTATCGACAAAGACTTCTCAAGGTCAATTATAGATGTGATTGAAACAAGTTATTTTGAGAATAAATACTTCAAATTAATTATTCAAATGATTAAAGAGTATTATACAAAATACGAACACACACCAACCTTTGACACATTAGAACAAATTACAAAATCTGAGATACAACAACCTCTAGCGGCTAAAATCATTATTGATACCCTAACAAAAGTTAAGGAGTCCACGCTTGAAGGAGCTGAATTTGTACAAGAAAAATCGATGAAGTTCTGTAAACAACAGGAGTTACAGAAAGTAATGGTTAAAGCTCAAAAAATCATCGACACTGGTGAATTTGAGAGTTATGACACATTAGAGGAAATGGTAAGTAAGGCATTACAAGTAGGTGAACACGATAAGGGAACGGAAAGTGTTTTTAGTAACTTAGATGATGTTCTAAACGAAGATTATCGTCATCCGATACCGATGGGTATTCCGGGTATAGATAGACTCTTAAAAGGGGGGTTAGCTAAGGGTGAAATCGGTGTTGTTTTAGCACCAACAGGTGTAGGTAAATCTACTTTACTTACAAAAATTGCGAATCACGCATTTAATTTAGGTTACAATGTTTTACAAATATTCTTCGAGGATAACCCGAAGATTATCCAACGTAAACACATTACATTATGGACAAAGATTCATCCGGATGAATTGTCAATAAAAAAAGAAGAGGTTATGATTAAAGTTCAAGAAATTAAGGAGAAAATGCCTAATGAATTGATACTTAAAAAACTTCCTTCTGATACTGTAACAATGATGCAGATTAAAAACCAAATCAGAAAAATGATTTCAGAAGGAATCAAAATTGATATGGTATTATTAGACTACATTGATTGTGTGGTTCCGGATAAAAACTTGGGGGATGAATGGAAATCTGAAGGGTCAGTGATGAGAGGTTTTGAATCTATGTGTCACGAACTTGATTTGGTAGGATGGACCGCTACTCAGGGTAATAGAAGTTCAATATCGTCAGATGTTGTAACAACCGACCAAATGGGTGGTTCTATCAAGAAAGCTCAGGTTGGACACGTAATTATTTCCGTGGCTAAATCTCTACAACAAAAAGAAATGAAATTAGCGACAATAGCAATAACTAAATCCCGTATTGGTGATGATGGTGTTGTATTTGAGAATTGTAAATTTGATAATGGTATGTTGGAGATAGATACTGAAAGTTCAGTAACATTCTTAGGTTTAGAAGAACAAACCGAAGAAAGAAATAGACAGAGAATCAAGGACTTGTTAGACAAGAGAAAACAAAAAGAACAAACACAAAATTAAAAAAATGAAAGAAAAAATATTAGAACCAAACAATGACAGATTCGTTATCTTCCCTATAGAACATAACGACATTTGGGAGTATTACAAACAACATCAAGCAGCGTTTTGGACGGCAGAAGAGGTGGATTTATCTAACGATATTAGAGATTGGGAAAACCTATCTGATAACGAAAGATTTTTCCTTAAAAATGTATTAGCGTTTTTTGCGGCGTCTGATGGTATTGTAAATGAAAATTTGGCGGAGAATTTCTTAAAAGAAGTTCAGTATGCTGAAGCAAAATTCTTCTACGGATTCCAAATTATGATGGAGAACATTCACTCACTAATGTATTCATTATTGATTGATACTTATGTGTCTGATGAGACAGAGAAAGACGAATGTTTCCACGCAATTGATAGATTACCTGCTGTTCAAAAGAAAGCTAAATGGGCTCTTGATTGGATTGAGAATGCTTCGTTTCAAGAAAGATTAGTAGCGTTTGCGGCGGTTGAAGGTATTTTCTTCTCCGGTTCATTCTGTTCTATTTTTTGGATGAAATCAAGAGGAATTATGCCAGGATTATGTAGTGCTAATTCACTAATCTTCAAAGACGAAAATTTACATTGTGATTTTGCTATCCATTTGATTAACAATCACGTAGAGAATAAACCAACTGAGAAAAGAATTAAAGAGATATTATTATCTGCTTTAGAGATTGAAAAAGAGTTTATTACTGAGTCATTACCTGTATCTTTAATAGGTATGAATTCAAACTTGATGAAACAATATCTTGAATTTGTAACTGACGGATTACTAATTAAGTTTGGTTGTAAGAAACATTTTAATGTGGAACAACCATTTAAATTTATGGAACAAATTGCTGTTGAAACAAAAGGAAACTTTTTTGAAGGTAGAACTTTGGAATACCAAAAAGCTAAGTTAGGTGAGTCATTAACGTTTACAGAAGATTTTTAATATATGATGTCACTAAAAATTAAAAAAAGAGGGGGAGACGAAGTATCGTTTAACCCTCAAAAAATATATCAGAGAGTCAAAAGAGCTGCTAAGGGTATGAATGTGAATGCTGATGAGGTATTCATTAAAGTTATTACTTCGGTACCAACCGAAGGTATTATTACAACAAAAGAGTTGGATAAATTGGTTTATGAAATCGCTGCAGCTTATACCGGTAGTCATCACGATTATTCGAGATTGGCTTCTTCGGTAGCTATTTCTGCGTATCACAAAGAGACTGACGAAAGTTTCTGTAATACTATGAAACGTTTACACGAGGAAGGTGTTATTAATGATATCTTAATTGATACAATTAACGAATATGGTTGGGGAGATATCGATTCTGTGATAAATCACGAGAATGATTACAATTTTGATTATTTTGCTTGGAAATCATTACAGGAAATGTATTTATTAAAAACGCCTAAAGGTGTTGTAGTTGAACGACCACAACATATGTATATGAGAGTTGCTTTATGGGTTACTAAATCATTTGAAGAGGCGGTTGAATACTATAATTCATTATCAAATCAACTTATCTCTCCGGCAACACCGATTATGATTAATGCGGGTACTAAAACACCTCAACTAGCGTCTTGTGTATTGAAATACAATAATGGAGATTCAAGACAAGGTTTATTAGATACGTTTAACGACATTTCAACGTATTCGTCAGATGCTGCTGGTATTGGTTTATGTATGTCAAATATCCGTAGTAAAGAAAGTAGAATCAACTCATCAGGAGGATTTGCGGGTGGTTTATTGAAATACCTAAAGATTGTTAATGAAGGATTAAGATTCTTCAACCAACAAGGAAGAAGACCGGGAAGTGCTGCTATCTACATAGAGCCTTGGCATAAAGACATCATAGACTTACTTGAAATCAAAAAGAATACAGGTGCTGAGGAATTGAGAGCGAAAGATTTATTCACCTCAATTTGGTTACCTGACAACTTTATGAATGCGGTTAAAAACAATGGTGACTGGTATTTGTTCTGTCCTAACGATATTATCAAAGCGGGTATCAAACCATTACAAGAGGCTTACGGTGATGAATATGAATCAAATTACAACAAAGCGGTTGAACTTGGTTTAGGTAAGAAAGTGAAAGCTCAGACAATTTGGAATAAGATTATTGAATCTCAGGTTGAAACCGGAGTTCCTTATTTATGTTCTAAAGATAGTGCTAACAGAAAGACAAACCATCAAAACATCGGGGTGATTAAACAATCTAATCTATGTAATGAGATTTACCAATATACTGATGAAACTACTACAGCAATCTGTACGTTATCATCTATGGTATTGAAAAACTTTATTATTAAAGGTGAGTTTGATTTCAAATTACTTTATAGTGAGGTTAGAAAAGTTGTGAGAGCACTTAACAAAGTTGTTGACATCAACAGTTATTCAACGGAACAAGGAAGAAAAGGTGGGTTAGAACAAAGAGCAATTGCCATCGGAACACAGGGTCTTGCTGATGTATTCTTCTTAATGGATTATATCTTCACAACTGAAGAAGCAAAAAAACTTAATAAAGAGATTTTTGAAACTATCTATTTTGCGGCAATCACCGAAAGTATGAACCTATGTAAAACAGGTGAATACAAACCATACAAATTCTTTAAAGGGTCACCAATGTCAAAAGGTATATTCCAATTTGATATGTGGGGGTTAGATTACGAAGGATTAGGAAGAATGTGGGATTGGGATTCACTTAAATTAGAAGTGTCTAATCACGGGATTTGTAACTCTTTATTTACGGCTCAGATGCCAGTAGCGTCGTCAGCTAAGATTACAGGTTCATTTGAAATGACTGAACCGGCTCACTCGGCATTATTTAATCGTCGTGTAGTTGGTGGAGAAATTTTAATTGTTAACAAATACTTAATTAACGATTTTGAAAAGTTAGGTGTATGGTGTGAGGATTTGAAGAATGAAATCATTATGAATGAAGGTTCTATTCAAAACATTAACTTTAATCACTATTTAGACCCGGAAGATAAGAATTACAATAAGAAGGTAAAACGAATTGAACATTTGATTCCGAAATATAGAACGATTTGGGAAATATCTCAAAGAGAACTTATTGATATGGCGGCAGACAGAGCTCCATTTATTGACCAATCACAATCAATGAATATCTATATGTCAGAACCAACATTATCAAAAATTTCATCATCTCACTTCCATTCTTGGGGTAAAGGATTGAAAACTCTTTGTTACTATGTTAGAACAAAAGCAATATCAACCGGAGCTAAACATTTGGCTGTTGATATTACAAAAATCCAACAACCAAAAACAGTTGAGAAACCAACGGTTGATTTAACAACAAAACCAACAGACACTGAATTTGAGTGTTTTGGATGTGGTTCTTAATAGAATTAAATATTAATCACGACTTTGGTCGTGATTTTTTATTTTACTCTATTTATAAGAAATAATTACGACACTATATTTATAGTTATGGCAGATGGAAAAACATATGGTATTAATTTCCCTTTTAGGGATTCTTATGATGGAAAGTATTTAGACCTTTCCACAGATAGTGCTCAAGAAACAAGAACGGATTTAATACATTTATTATTAACTAGAAAAGGAAGTAGATATTTTTTACCCGATTTTGGTACAAGACTATATGAATTTATTTTTGAACCATTAGATGGTCCAACATTTTCAGATATTGATGCTGAAATTAGAGATGCTGTTGAAGAATATATACCGGGAATAACAATAAAAAATATAAGTATTACCGCAGCATCTGATGGTGAAGAAGATAAAGGTACTTATGTTGACCAATACGATACTCGTGTTTTTAGAGTACCGGGTATTGGAACTAAAGAACACACTGCGAAAGTTAAAATAGATTATCAAATAAATAATGACGTGTTTAACGCCAGTGATTTTGTAATCCTAAATATTTAAAGAATATGGCTAATAAAAAAATATCGTATACTACGAGAGACTTCCAATCAATTAGAACTGAATTAATAAACTTCACTAGAACTTATTATCCGGAGTTAGTTGACAATTTTAATGATGCGAGTGTATTCTCAGTGTTATTAGATTTAAATGCTGCGGTTACGGATAACCTTCAATTTAATATTGATAGAAGTATTCAGGAAACTGTTTTACAATATGCTCAACAAAGGTCTTCAGTTTTTAATATTGCAAAGACTTATGGGTTAAAAGTTCCTGGTCAAAGACCATCGGTTGCCTTAGTTGATTTTTCAATTACGGTACCGGCTTTTGGTGATAAAGAGGATTTAAGATATTGTGGTATATTACGTAGAGGTTCTCAAGCAAGTGGTGCGGGTCAAGTATTTGAAACTGTTTACGATATTGATTTTTCATCACCGTCAAACGCTGAGGGATTTCCTAATAGATTAAAAATACCAAATTTTGATTCAAATAATAAATTATTAAATTATACAATTACTAAACGAGAAACTGTTGTTAATGGGATTACCAAAGTTTTTAAAAGAGTTATTACAGCAAATGATGTAAAACCATTTTTTGAATTATTTTTACCTGAAAAAACTGTTTTAGGTGTAACTAGTGTATTATTAAAAGACGGTACTCAATATGCGAATGTCCCTTCAAACCAAGAATTTTTAGGTGTTGATAACAGATGGTTAGAAGTACAAGCCTTGGCTCAAGATAGAGTTTTTATTGAAGACCCAACAAAAGTTTCTGATAATCCCGGTATTAAAGTTGGTAGATATGTAACTACCGCAACTAAATTTATAACAGAATTTACACCGGAAGGTTTTTTTAAAATGACTTTTGGTGGTGGAACACAATCAGCGGATGAACAACTACGAGAATTTGCTAGAGATGGAAAACCATTGAACTTATATAAATATTCAAATAACTTTGCGTTAGGTAGTACTTTAAAACCTAACACTACTTTATTTGTTCAGTATAGAATTGGTGGTGGTTCAGGAACTAATTTAGGTGTTGGTGTAATAACTCAAATAGGGACAGTTTCATTTTTTGTGAATGGTCCATCAGATTCTGTTAATACAACTGTGGTTAATTCATTGAGATGTAATAATGTTACTGCGGCAATTGGTGGGGCTAATTATCCAACAACGGAAGAGGTTAGAAATTTAGTATCATATAACTTTACGGCTCAAAATAGAGCGGTTACAATAAATGATTATGAATCCATAATAAGAACAATGCCATCTCAATTTGGAGCTCCTGCTAAAGTAGCGATAACTGAAGAAAATAATAAGATTAAAGTTCAAATGTTATCTTATGACGAAACAGGTAGATTAACTGAAATAGTTTCTAATACATTAAAAAATAATGTGGCGAATTATTTATCAAATTATAGAATGATTAATGATTACGTGTCAATTGAAAGTGCTAATGTTATTGATTTAGCAATAAATGTTGATGTTGTGTTAGATAATTCACAAAATCAGGGTTCAATTATATCTCAAATAATTAATATAATTACTGATTATTTTGACCCAACAAACCAAGAAATGGGTGAAAATGTTAATGTATCAGAATTAAGAAGATTAGTTCAAAGTGAAAATGGGGTTATTTCTGTTTCTGACATGACATTTTTTAATAAAGTTGGGGGTCAATATTCTTCCTCTCAAACATCACAAAGATATATTGATTCGGAAACTAAACAAATTGAATTAGTTGATGATACAATTTTTGCTGAACCGAGACAAGTATACCAAGTTAGATATCCAAACAAAGATATTAATGTTAGAGTTAAAAATATTAAAACGGTTAATTTCTCTTAGTAATTTATTTTAAAAATTATTGTTTTATCCTTATTATTAATCAAACAAAATAATATGGATTATATTTTACAATTTTTAGACGCTATAAAAGGTAATAACGGTACTTGGATTCAAGCCATCGTTATTAGTTTAATTTTACATATTAGACTTTGGATAGGAATACCATTTTTTATACATTATTTAATAATTGTTATTAAAAACAAAACAAATATTAAAATATTCCCAACATTAATGTGTATTTTTTTTATGACCTTGATTGGGTATGAATCTACAAACATTTATAGTGATAGACAATCTGAGACTAAAAAATATAACATAGAACATGTTAAAAAAACTACAAATAATTTAATTATAGTGATACAAGGGGTTAATAATCCATTTAAGGATTTTATCTCTAAAAACAAAACTCAAGTTGACGTTACAAATTCTCGTGATGAAAATGGGTTGGGATATATTAAATCAAAAAATTTTACAAAAGATACTCAAGTTTTAACTTATGTGAGTTCACATAGTGAAAACTTAACACCTGAAGATGTTTATAGTGTGATTTATTACTACAAGTTATTTAATCCAAATGGTAAAGTTATTGTGGTGGGTCATAGTATTGGGGGGTATAATGTTATTCAAGTTGTTAATCAATTAAAGAAAGAAAAAATCAATATTGATTTAGCTATTTTAATAGACCCGGCAAACAAAAAAGAAAATAATGTTGAATATAATATTCCTACTAATATAAATAGATTAATTAATTTAACTTCAACTGAATATAGTGATGAGTTCATATTTTTTACAAATTCAGGGGGTAAACCAACGATATCGTCAAGTAATGTGAATTACGTTAACATTGAAATAAAAAACACGACCCATACGGATATTGATAATGTCGTTTATCTTAAAATTAATGAATTATTAAAAGATTTTATAGAAAAAGGGGATAATCCAATAAGTGAGATTAAGAAATATAAGTTTTAATCATAATTTATTTTATTAAATAATGAATTATCTTTTGAAAATAGTATATAAACTATTTATTAAAAAAGATTATTATGTCCAATTCATTTAGAATAAGAACTGAGCCTGGTGTTGATAAATCACTTAATGTCTTGATAGACCAAGAATTTGAGTATTTAGAAATATTATCTCTAAAAATATTACAAAGTCAAATATATACTAGACAATGCTCGGATTATGGAGTTCTTGTCGGTAGAGTTAGCGTTAATAATGGTTTTGGTATTCCAAACGCTAAAGTTTCAATATTTGTTCCATTAGATAGTACTGATGAATTAGACCCCGTAATTTCCGAATTATACCCTTATAAATCACTTTCTGACCTTAATGATGACGGATACCGTTATAATTTATTACCATATACTCAATCCCACAGTGGTCATATACCAACTGGAACCTTCTTCACTAGAAAAGATGTTTTAGTTGACCCAACATTAATCCAAGTTTATGATAAATACTATAAATTTTCCACAGTAACTAATACAAGTGGGGATTATATGATATTTGGATTACCAACCGGTAGTCAAACAATAGTTGTTGATATTGACTTATCGGATATTGGAGAATTTTCATTATCACCACAAGATTTAATAAGAATGGGTATTGCCACACCATCTCAAGTTGCGGGGGTTTCATTTAAATCGTCAACCAATTTAAGAAGTTTACCTCAAATTATAACTATTAATAGAACTGTTGAAGTTGAGCCTTTATGGGGTCAACCACAAATATGTAATTTAGGGATTACAAGAACAGATTTTGACTTATCGTCGGAATCTGGAATAGATATCACACCTACGGCTATTTTTATGGGTTCCATAGTTTCTACAACTGATGAGGATGCTTTAAAACGAACGTGTCAAGTTAGAGGTAATGCGGGTTATTTATGTAGTTTAACTACGGGTCCTGGTGAAATTTTAGGTATACGTCAAACAATATTCCAAGATGAATATGGTAGACCAATATTGGAATCTTTTGATTTAGATGAGGGGGGTAAAGTAATTGATTCAAATGGTACGTGGTTAGTTGATATACCAATGAATTTGGATTATTACATTACAAATGAGTTTGGGGAACAAGTCTTATCAAATGACCCTAAAAAAGGGGTTCCAACAAGAGCCAAATGTCGTTTTAAAGTAAAATGGGACCAATCTCCATCATTATCAGAACAAATTAAGAGAGGTTATTTTATTGTACCAAATGTTAGAGAACATGGGTGGACTACTAGTGGTTCAGACCCATTGAGTTCTTCTAATAGAACATTGAATTCACCGTATGATTTGGCAATGAAATCATATGCTTTTAGTTTAGATTGGGCGGATTATGGATATACAGGTACGTCTACAAGTAGTGGTGCAAACATTGGTAGACAAATGATTCAAGAGGCAATTGATTGTGACGATAAATTTTATGTAATGCAATATAATAAAGTTTATACAGTATCTCAGTTAGTTGATAAATTTAGAAAAGGTATTACACCTGATAGATTTATTGGGATTAAAAATATTTTGGATGATAGTTGTAATAGTGAAAATAACAAATTTCCAACAAATGATTCTAATATGAGATTTGATATAATTTATATTTTATATTCATTTCTAATGATGGTATTTAGACCGGTGCTTTTTTTATTATTGATTACCGCCCATTTATTATATTTTACAATAATGTTGCTTAGAATATTAGTAATACCAGCGTTAATACTTTATTATACAGTTCAGGTAGTCAATACGGGAGTTTTAATCGCAGGAACAGTACCATATGCTTTAGGTTTAATTGTTGGGTACTTACTACAAATTATTCTTTATATATTGCTTATTGCGGCTTTTGTTGTTATATTGAAGGAATTATGGAAGATGGATTTAAAAGGTATTTCATTACCTATGTTAACTTATCCGGATTGTGATTTATGTGATTGTTCTGTTGGTCAAACACCTGGTACTGAAGGTAGTGTGAGTGAAGAAGCGAGCGCTTCTGTTTCAGATATTTCAGGAGATTCTACAGAGGAGTTACCTTGCCCATATATATATCTTGACCCTGCACCTGATAACGCATTATCGTCATCTTTAGTTTTGTTGGGGGTTAGTAGTCCTTTATATAAAATTCCGGGTAATTCGGTAGATTCATCAATAAAAAATGCTGTTACATCAATTTATTCAGGTAAAATACCTGCTGGTGATAGTGATAATAGTGTTGGTATTCCAAAAGTACAGGAAATTGTTTATGAGATTAGTGGGAATCAAGAAAATGATTATATATTTTCGTCTAATTTAACTTTGGCGGAAAGAATGAATTTGTTTAACACAAAGGCGAAGTATTTTGATGGAAGTCCTGGTTCAAATCCGGGTGGTGGTGTTAATAGAATAAAAGTAACATTTGACCCGGCAAATAATAGTCCTTTAACTACATTCCATTATGATAATACTATAGTCATTTTATGTGATAAAAATAGTTTAAATAGTTTGAAAGTTGGTCAAATGCTTTCATTTCAAAATCCTACATTAACCAAAGATATTAATTTATTTAGTGGTGTTACAAATTCTTTTGGTAACCAAGCGATTACAGGATTTACATCTACAGGAATGACACAAGTTTCTTTCTCTTATGCTAACCCTAATCCGGCGGGTTCTCCTTTAGGGGTTACATATAATGTTATGTTAACAGGTTCAACGGAATTTACAGGCACAACGAATGGTTATAATGATTATTATAGGTTCCCGATGGATTTGGAATATTTCCAAGTTATAACGGGTATGACTTATTCTGAATTTAGTGGGCAATGTGGGACATCAATACCAAACTCTCTTAATGAACGATTTTTATGGAATGATATGTTTATCCAAAGATGGGCGGGTGGGAATCAAATACAACCAGGTTGTTGGGGAGGACCGTATACTAAAGATAATCCAACTACTGAATCATTCCCAATATTAAAAAAACCAATAAATTATCTGAAAGACCCTGACCAACAATGTGTTTTAATCTTAAATAGAGGTGTTGACCCTAATGTGTCAAGAGTAAAAATTAGATACGATTTAAATATTTTATTTGGTAAAAATTTAGGTAGTGACCCTTCATTGATTATTGAAGGTAATTATAAAATGAACTATCCAATTCAAGGAAAATTTAAAAATGTTAGTCACGATAAAAATAACATACCAAATAATTTAGCAACAGATTCATATTCAGGTGAAAAATTATATTTTGACACGTTTGATTTTACCGCAGACACCACTTCATTTTCATCATTCACCTCTCCGTTATTTAGTTATTATTCTAAATTAGATAACAACGCTTTAACTTATCGACCAAGTTGTCCTGGTCCTGAGGTGGGTTTTGAATTCCCATTACCAGTTTCTGATGGGGCTCAAGCAAACAGTGTGTATGGTTTAAAAGTTATTACTCAAAATGATTTTACAAGTGAATGGAGTTTGTCACAAATTACCCCTTATGGATTTATGGGTATTGATAGTTGTACTACTTATGTTCCGGTTAGTAATGGTAATGGTTCTGATACAACAAAAAATAGAGGGTATTATATTGGTGAAATTGTTGAAGGAGGGTCTTTAGCATATATGAGATTAATTTCTAATCCAAATATTAATCCAAATAATTACAGTTGGTCTTGGGATGGTAATTATTTTGCACCAATATATAATACAACAGGAAATACTTTAACTTATAATTTAACGACGAACGACAATAATAGAATGGTTATGAGGTCGGATAGATTGCCGACATCAACCAGTGTTGAACAAACTTGTTGTAATGGATTTTCGTTGCAACATAATTCATCTTTTATGATGTATGATATTCCTGATGAAGGTTTAGTGGGTATTGATACAACTGTTAGTGCGGCGTCTACAGGTGGTGCAGGA